CTGTGGTCGAGCTTTCCTGTAACCGATAGACTGGCCAGCATGTTGGATATGTTGGTTTCGCTTCTCTTTAGCGTGTGGGTGGCGCCACACGTTGTACGGTTGCTTGGGTGGTCCTTGCTTCGGGTGGCTTGGGCCTTCCTTAACATCGTTGGGTGGGGGATTTATCTCCTACCTTACGGTGATTGTCTTCTGGGGTGGCTCCTAGATGACAGCCCATGGTCTGATCACCTCCGGATCGGCCATCGTCGGACAATCTGCGAGCCTGAGGCACTCGCAGAGTTGGAGGGAGTGGCGGCTAGCGCCGTCACGGGGCACATTGCCAACATGCGCCCCAGACGCCGTGCACGGTGGGTCCGTGCTCTTCAGGAGGAGTTGGGCGGGAAGTTCGGTGTCGTGGGCAAGCTTCGTCGGGGGCGGTGGGTACCAGACCTCCCCTCGACGGAACTTTCCCCCGTCGCCAACTATCTCGTCGCCTCTTCGAAGGACGGCGTAAGGCTCCTTGGTGGGGGAGCCGAAGAAGTCCTTAAGGGTGAGGATGTAAGGGACGGGGTTTACTTCGTCCTGGAAACTGCCTCTGGCAGTCGGGAGGTGGTTTTTCCATCTCTCCTCGGAACCCTTCGGCAGTACGCGCTCTTTAGAGAGCGCGACCTGAGCTTGGTCCTTGGGCTTCGGTCCAGGGCTTCCGAGTGGTGCAGGGCCCGCGGTCTCCGTCCGTGGGTGGCAGATGTCGCGGCTTGCTCGGCCGTGGCTGTCGCTTGCCAGCCTAGCACCCATGAGGTGGCGTCAAGTCGCCTCGTCAGGTCTGCCATTAGAGCACCACCCCTCTTGTCTGCTGACCTTTAGGCCAGCCCTGTTGACGTGTCAGGTTTCTGCTGCGGTTTTGCCTCCGTGGCCGGAACCGGTACCCTGGATACCAGACGCGCTGACATGGGCTCTTGTGCAGACTCGAGGAGGCGCATGCGTACGGCGTGTCCTCTGCCGGGGTTTCAAGTCCCCGGGGTTCATGCCGTGTGCCCTCACAATGAGGTCGCTGCCCTTGTGAAGCGATCTCTGGCTCCTCTCCCCTGCGCCGTGGATATGCCGTTGGGACCGACCGTTTGTACGCAGTTTGGCAAATTGCGGAGGTTGGTTAGGGCATACCAGGGCGGAAGCTGGAGTCACCTGCAAACGGCGCTGAGCTATGATGGGGCTTTGCGGCGCCGTTACGTCGAGGCTGAGAGGTCTCTGAGGGAAGACGGTCCTGTGGGACCTCGGGACGTTTTCCTTAGACCTTTCTTGAAGGCCGAGAAGGTTTATGAATCTTTGTCTCCAAAGCCTAGGATGATCTTTCCGCGTAGTCCTAGGTACAACTTAGATTTGGCCTCTCGGCTGAAACCCTTTGAGCACTGGTTTTGGGGTTATCTCCGTGCTCATAGGTTTCTCGACTCCGGGGTAGGCAGGATTGTGGCTAAGGGACTCAACCAGCAGCGGCGCGCCAACCTTATAGTCCGGAAGTTTAATTCCATGCCGGACTGCACGGTGTTTGAAGTTGATGGCAAGGCTTTCGAGGCTCACGTCACCACTTCTCAGTTGTCTGCGGAGCATGCAGTTTATGGGTCTGCTTTCCCTGGGGATAAGGGTTTGCGGGCCTTGCTGCGTGAGCAGCTGGTTCTTCGGGGCCGGTTGTCGTCTGGTGTGAAGTTTTCGCGGGATGGTGGTCGCGCGAGTGGAGACTTTAACACGGGCATGGGTAACACCATTATCATGCTCGTGGTGGTTGTCGCGGCGCTTAAGCGCCACGGTGTTCCGTTCGACGTCCTGGTCGACGGCGACAACGCTTTGGTCTTCCTCCGCCATGGTGATTCATCCCGGGTGTTAGGTACCTTCGCACAAGATGTACTGCAGTCTTCTGGGCATGAGGTGACTCTCGAGCGCCCTGTCCGCGTTATCGAGGAGATTCGCTTCGGCCAGTCTGCCCCTGTTTACCTTGGGTCCCGTGGTTGGACGATGGTTCGCGACTACCGTAAGGTTTTGTCGGGTGCTTTGTCTAGTCACGTGTGGCTCCGGGAGCCTCGCTTTGCGCGCGAGTGGCTCAGGGGTGTTGCTGGGTGCGAGCTTTCGCTCGCTAGAGGCGTGCCTGTGTTGCAAGCATGGGCCCTCGAGCTTCAGGCACTTGTGGGGTCCCCGCAGGGTGTGCGAGCCTTTCCGCACAGGGACTATTTGGCTTTGGGTGCGTGGTTTGCTGGCTCTGAGAGTGCTTTGCCGATTTGCCCCTTGACACGTGTCTCGTTCGAGAGGGCCTTCGGGTTGGAACCGGAGGCCCAGGTTGCTTTGGAGAAGCGCGTCTGTGCCCGGCTGCGGGTTGGCTTGGAAATGCCGTACAGGCGCGTGGACCATGTGACCTTTGATCGTTGGGAGTACACCTTGGGGTTCCCCAGGTCGGTCTAGCCTGCGCGTGCGTTGCGCTTGACTTGGTGGATAACGGGGAGTCCGGGGTCAACCCGGGGACCTGTCCTGTAATTGTATAAGCACCCTCGTGAAGAGGTTGGGCAGTCCGTCTGTAGGGGCTAACACGGTGCAAACCCTCTTGGGGCGGTTCAGGCGGTTTGAAACCTGTTCCGGCCTTCAACGGCCATTCGTCCGTGGCTCTCTTGCGGCTTTAAATTTCCCGCACCTGCTTGCGCACCCGTTGGGACTGGCGGGCCTTCAGCAGCCTTGGGATGTGGTGTGGTGGACCACGTCCTTGACGATCACCCCCTATTGCATGGGTTAGAAAGCTTCTGCTCTGGGGGCGGTGCCGCGCTTAAAATCCTTCGGGTGGGCTAGCGTGGCTACTGGTGCTTGACTTCACGGGGGATCCCGTG